AGCGCGCGCCTCTCGAAAACAGCTAAATCGTCCCGATCACGTTAGAGGAAATAAATATCGATCATGGGTGCCAGAGGCAGAAAAAGTAGCGGGGACTTGATGTTGGCGCAGAGCCCGGTGGAGATCACCGAGCGCCAGCAGGCACCTCACGACCTCAATGACGAAGAGACCGAAGTCTGGGTCTCGGTGGTTTCCTCTGAGGCAGCGGACTGGTTCACTGCTTCCACCCGTCCTCTTCTTGCGCAGTATTGTCGCCATGTGGTGCAGTCGCGCCGGGTGGCCGAATTGCTGGAGCGGGCGCTGTCGGACAAAAATCTGGAAATCCGGGACTACAATCAACTGCTGAAGATGCAGGACCGCGAAAGTCGCGCCATCTCGATGCTGGCTACCAAGATGCGGATCAGCCCCCAGTCAACCATCAATAAGCGCGGCAATCAGCGCATAACCCTGGTGCGTAAGCCATGGGAGCAAACATGATCAGGGGGGTGTTAACCACAGGAGGCTAAAATGTGTGATTATAGTCTTCAGCACGTGAAGTCCCGCCCTGCGGCGGTTGGCGACAAGTTGATCACCACCAACTTCGGCACTGGGACCACTGGGTTTGCCGATGTCAACGAGGCCGACGTGGCTGTGTGCGTGCTGCCAGGAACCGAGATTGCATTCGATGATCCGGTGACAATTACTGTGTGGGCCGGCTGTGGTGCAACATTCGAGCAGACGCAGCATCAGCTTGCGCGATTCCGACAGGTCGACAAGGATTCACCCCGCACACACCACGACACACTCGAATTTCCTGATGGGCGAACAGTCCAACTCACTCGGTTGCAGGCTAACCAGCGCGCAACGGTGCTCCAGCTCCCGGCACTCCCGAAGACGGTGGCCGAGGTTGAAGAGCAAAAGCGTGCTGAGTTTGTCTGAAGCGGTTGTCTCTGGGCGGGTCTTGGCGGATGGCTAAACAACGTAAACTTGTCGAGACCCGCGCCGAGCGCAACATCAAGTGGTTGGAAGAGTTTTGTAGAGTCCCTGAAGGTGCTGATGTTGGCAAGCCGGTTAAGCTGCGGTCGTGGCAGAAGTCCATCCTGATCGACATCTATGACAACCCACACAAGACGCGACGCGCGATCCTGAGCTTTGGCCGCAAGAACGGTAAGTCCTCCTTGCTCGCCTGCCTGCTGCTGCTCCATCTGGCCGGGCCGGAAGCCAAACACAATTCGCAGCTCTACAGCGCGGCCACCAGCCGCGACCAAGCAGCTCTGATCTTCGGCCTTGCCGCCAAGATGGTGCGGATGTCGGTCACGTTGAATGACGTGATAACAATTCGTGACACTGCCAAGCAATTGCTGTGTCCTGAGCTAGGCACCGTATATCGCGCGTTGTCGGCCGAGGCCAGCACCGCGATGGGTCTATCGCCATCACTGATCTTGCACGATGAACTGTCGCAGGTGCGTGGCCCCAGGTCTGCCTTGTATGATGCGCTCGAAACCGCCACCGCTGCGCAGAAGGATCCGCTTTCGATCATCATCTCGACGCAGGCCGCGACTGACAACGATCTGCTTTCGCTGCTGATCGACGACGCCAAGGTCAGCGATGATCCGCAAACGGTGTTGTGCCTCTACACCGCTCCGCTCGATGCCGATCCGTTTTCCGAAGCGACGATCAGAATGGCCAATCCGGCGTTCGGGGATTTTCAAAACAGCGCCGAAGTCATGGCGATGGCACACACGGCGCAACGCATGCCGAGCGCAGAGGCAAGCTTTCGCAATCTGGTATTAAACCAGAGGGTAGAGGCGAGCAGCCCCTTCGTCGCACATTCGGTTTGGCGCGCATGCGGTGAAGCACCACGGCCGTTGCAGGGTCTCAAGATATACGGCGGTCTCGATCTTTCGGCGGTTGACGATCTGACCGCATTGGTGCTGATCGGTCAGAGCGACAACAAGTGGCACGTGCATCCGACGTTCTGGTTGCCTGCAGAAGGCTTGCGCGAGCGCGCGCGTACGGATCGGGTGCCGTACGATCTCTGGCAGAAGGAAGGATACATCGAGGCGACGCCGGGCAAGTCGGTGGATTACGAATACGTCGCTCGGTGGCTACGGAATCTGTTCCAGGAGCAAGACCTCAACATTCACAAGATTGGTTTTGACCCCTGGAAGTTCGAAGCGCTCAAGCAGTGGTTGCTCAAGGTCGGTTTTAGCGAGCAGGATGTTGAGAAGCATTTTGTCGAAGTCGGGCAGGGCTACAAGTCGATGACACCAGCACTGCGTACGCTGGAGAGCGAGTTGTTAAACGCTCGGCTCGCGCACGGCAATCATCCGGTGTTGTCCATGTGCATGGATAACGCCGTGGTGCAGACCGATCCGGCCGGCAATCGTAAGCTCGACAAGCACAAGTCCATTCGCCGCATCGATGGCGCGGTTGCGCTGGCTATGGCGTTTGGCGTCGCTGAATTTGCTGCGGACGCGCCAGCGCCAAAGTACCAGATGTTTGTCATATGAGATGACTCGTTTGCTGAAATACGCGACCGAAGAGGAGCGCAAGAAGGCCCGCAGCACACAGACGTGGGCGTCCAAGCAACGTTGGCGTAAACGGCAACAAGCGATGAAGCAGGGCGAGCCGTATCGTCCACACGATTTCAATTTTCTTCGCCCCGACCCGCAGACCATCGCCGAGCGTGACCAGCGTATGAATTTATTCTACGCATCCGAGCCGACGCTCAACCAGATCATTCTCGGCGACCCGGCACCAGGACGCTCGATGCTGGATAAGAAGTTCTGATCCGACTGCCCGTTTGTCCCCCGACGATGGCGTCTGATCAGCAGCGGGAGCCCGAGCCACAGATTGGGCTCCCGTCCTTTCACCAAAGGATCACGCGCCATGCCGATCAAACCGCGCAAAGGCGAGGAGAAGCCTGCCTTCATGGCACGCTGCATGCACGAACTCTCCGGCGCCGACGCAGCTGACCGTCCGCAGGAACAAAAGGTAGCGATCTGCATGAGCGCTTGGAGCGAGCGCAAGCAGTTTGAAGAAGATGACGACTACGAAACCTTTATGTCGGATTGCATCGACGAAACTGGCGACGAGGAAGAGTGCCAGTTGCGTTGGGATGAGATAATGGACAAAGCCATGACCACGACCAACCGCGCTTATTCAGTGCTCAACATCAAGCGCTTTGATGAAGAGCAGCGCATCATCGAGGGCATTGCCACCACGCCGAGCACCGACCGCGTCGGCGACACTGTCGATCCGATGGGAGCGAAGTTCTCGCTGCCGTTTCCGCTGCTATGGCAGCACCGCGCCGACGAGCCGGTGGGCTATGTGGAGATGGCGCAGCCCTCGACTGACGGCATCAAGTTCCGCGCGCGCATCGCCAAGATCGATGAGCCCGGCGAGCTGAAGAATTTGTGCGACAAGGCATGGCAAGCGATTAAGGCCAAGCTCGTCAAGGCGGTGAGCATCGGCTTCACCATCAAGGACAGCGAGCGCATGCAGAAGGGTGGTCTGCGAATTAAAGTTTGGGATTGGTTGGAGCTATCCCTTGTGACGATTCCGGCAAATAGCGAAGCCTCAATTCACACCATCCGCTCCATCGATACGGAGCTGCTGGCGCAGAATAATTGTAAGCAGCCTGAGAAGGTTGCCGGCGCTTCCAAGTCAACGATTGTAAAGACACAGGAGCCAGTCATGGCGAAGAAGACCATTGCCGAACAGGTTTCGGCGTTCGAGGCGACGCGAGCCGCGAAGGCCGCGAAGATGGAAGAGATCATGGAAGTGTCTGGCGAGAAGGGCGAGACGCTGGATGATGAGCAGAAGCAGGAATACGACCGTCTTGCCGACGAGGTGAAGTCGGTCGACGAGCATCTCGGCCGCCTGCGGGTGTTGGAGAAGAGCAACATTAGCAAGGCGATCGAGTTGCCGCGCAAAATCGAAGATCTTGCGTCAGCTTCAAGCGCGCGCGACCCGATCCGTATTACCACGCATCGTCGCGAGTTGGAGAAAGGCGTGCGCACAGTGCGTCTTCTCCGTGCACTGTATGAGGCTCAGGGCAACTACATGTATGCCGCTGACCTCGCCAAGCAGAACGAGCAGTGGCAGGCTGAAAGCCCGGAAGTGGAAGGCGCGCTGCGTGAGATCATCCGCCAGAAGACCGCAGTGGTCCCTGGTGATGCCGCGACGTCAGCTTGGGCTGGCACGCTGGTGCAGTACCAGTATCTTGCGAGCGATTTTGCGGAGTTTTTGTATCCTCTGACGATCATCGGGCGCGTGCCAGGGATGCGACGCGTTCCGTTCAAGGTGCGGGTGCCGAGGCAGACGTCTGCTGCCACCGTGTCGTGGGTCGGTGAGGGCAAGGCCAAGCCGCTTACCAGCTTGGCGTTTGACTCGGTGACGCTGGACTACGCCAAGATTGCGGGCATCATCCCGCTGACTGAAGAGCTGATTCGACTAAGCAATCCGTCGGCGGAATTGATCGTGCGTGATTCGCTAGCGTCGGCGATTGTGAAGTTCATGGACTCGCAGTTCATCGATCCGACCAAGGCAGCGGACGATGTTTCTCCGGCGTCCATCACCAACGGTCTCACCGCCATCGTGCCGTCTGGCACCAACGCGGCGGCATTCCGTTCCGACGTCCTT